TCTCATTGAACCTGCTGACTTTTGTTCATCTTTACCATCTTCATAAGCAGAGTTAAGTTTTGCTTCGTATGGTTCATCTGATTTAGGTTCTTGATATGCTTCTTGAGGTTCATTTGGATTTCTCACAATCACATGGCTCTCAGGAATATTACAATAGTTCTTTATGTACTGTTGTAAAACTTGTGTTGTTGTTGGGTATTGTAATTCTGTTTCAAAATAAGTTGCTCTTTCATTTTCAAGAGCAGGAAAGTCTAAAGGTCTTTTTTGTATTGGAGTTTTCTTGCCATTGCTCATCTTCACAACCACAAATTTTTCCAATGCTGATTCTAAATGGTCAGCAAACCCTTCTGGCAAATCGCCCGCTACTCCAATTTTAAATGGATAGGTTTTTGTGCTTTCTGCTAGTATCTGTCGTAATCTACTTGTCATCGTTGTATTTATCCATGTTTTTAAGTTTTTCCAATAAACTGTTACGGTCAGATATCACATATCCTTCCCCTTGTACCACATTTGTGTCGGAATCACCCTGTTTTTGATCCTGTTTTTGCTTCTTAAGTTGTAAATCTACCATCTTTAATTTTTTATCCATTTTGGCCACTCTAGCATCCAGTGTGGTTTTAAGCATATTGCCTGCCACTTCAAATATGCGAGCAGAATATCTACTTTCAACGTTCATGCCTAAATCCATAAGGTCTTCATAGGCTGTGATTGCTCTATTACCCACATCATCCAATTCAGAATCGCCCATCTCTCCTAGACCTTCAACTTTTGGTAGTGCCGCCGCAATTTTATCAAATTCAGCAATGTCTCTCATTGTAGATTTTTGTTGATCTAAACTTTTGTTTTTCTTCTCTGCTTTGTCGTCCATCACTTTGTCTTTTTGCTGTTCTTCTTTTACAATTTCTTGCGACTCAGGTAGGTTAAGCAGTTCTTCTAATTTTTTGGTCATAATATTATGTTTTTATTTAGTGTATGCTATGGTCTCTGACTTGTACTTTTTGGTTTGATATCCGAGGGATTCAAGATATGATTTGCAGTTGTCTGCTTCATTGCGTTTGTTTTCGAACATTATGGTAGGCATATATTTCTTTAGTGTTTGTTCTCCTCCTTGACAAACTTTTAATTCATACCATTCCACATCTATTTTTATAAAATCTACCTCTTCAAATTGATAATCGTCTAAACGTTTTACAAGAACTTCATGATTTCCTAAACCTTTTTTATATCTTACAAAACTACCATAGGCTGGATTATCCTGGCCATTATTAGGTATTACAAGTTTTTGTGTTTCGTGTTCGTTGCCTAATGCTACATTATATTTTTCCACCGTGTCTGGTATTTTTGGAAATGTTAATGGACTGGGTTCAAACGCAATTACTCTTTGAAAATCTTTTACAAATGGAACAGACGTATCACCATCAAATGCTCCTATGTCTATGTAAGTTCTGAAATTTTTTATATGTGGCCAAGCCCATTCTTTAATTTTACGAACACTCATTATCCTCGTCTACCATTATGAAAGATATCTTTTTCATTGATTACTCTAAATCTAAAACCTTTGTTCTTGCACCACATTTGAGCACTTTGCCATTTGGCTTTGTTGATGATCAGTTGTGCTTGATTGTGTCTGCTTTTGCCAACTTTTTCTGTGAGTGTTTGATTTTCTGGTTTGATTTCTATAACTTCAGCATGCGGTCTTCCATTTTTATCTGTGTAGGCAATAAAAAAATCTGGCACATATATTGTAAACCTTCCTGTGAGTGGATGTTTGTAAGGAATCTTTATGGATTCGTTGGCCCACTTTGTTATGCTGGGACTTTCGTCACAAAATCTCATAAAAGCAAATTCCCAACTGCTTCTGTACAATGGAGTTCTACCGCCAATATATTTGTCTGGATTTTTAATTTGAAATCTTCCTTGAGCGAACTTCGCCATTGGGTTACACCACTATGTTTCTTTTTTCCGCTAGACTATTTTCAGTATTAACTTTATATCCTAATGAAGAAGTGTTTGATCTGTTATGATTCAAAATTTCTGTGACAATGTAACTCAATTGAACTTTGTCTACACCTTTTAATGTGTCTAATAATTCAAAAACTTTTACACCATCTATTTTTGCCTGTTGTAGTATCACTGTGGCAGTGGATATACTGGCTGTTCTGTCAAAACCTCTTCCTTCAAAAAATCCAACCACTGCATCAACATCGTTGCTTGGAAAGGCAAGTGTGTCGTTAAAATAATTATTAAAAAATTCTTTTACTGGTTGACCACTATCGGTATTATTTTTAGGTAAGTTTGACATTATCTATTCCTTATTATTGCCTTGGTTACGGCTTTTAATCCTGAACCTATATTAGAAGCACTTCTGCCAATAAAAGTATTAGGCACACCGTATGCTTGGTCAGATGTGTTGCCAATTCTTCCAATTGCTCCAGTTAAAATATTAAAACCTTCTTGTTTCAAACCTTCTTTACTTAAATTTTTTGCGTTCTTTAATCTGTTGGCAGTTCTAATAATTGAACCCAATGTGATGCCACCTCTACCGCCACCCAACTGACTGCCGATGTATGTGTAAGGTCCGTCATTGGCTCCAAATAAACCTGACAACACTCCACCTGTACCCAGTAAACTTGTTGAACCTCCACCTGATAATGAATTAGGTGAAGGAGTTTTATCATAATGTTCTTCTCCGAATCCTGCTGGAGCGCCATTGGCTTGGACTCTACCTCTAGAGTAATAAACTGCTTCGTATTCCACAGTCATAGCATTTTGTACCGGAGCAGATTCTTGATTGTTCATAGAATCATGTTGCCATCTTTGAACAATAGGATTCACTAGAGTGTAACAAGTATAAGTTTTTCTTGCCATCTGATAGATTTGTATGCTGGTAAAAAACGGACCTTTAGTGGATGTGTCTAATCCAAATCTATTTTCTGTATTTTTATTTTTAGTTAGTCCTGCACGTTTGCTGTAGGCTCTATCTGTGTTTGTACCTTGATTTCCTTGTGTATCTTTTTCTCCATAGTTACCATCGTTGAAATAATATCTATAGTAAGTTTCCCATAGTGCTGTGGTCACACCGTAATTATCATCATGAAAAGTGATGTTGATTGGATCGTAAGATATCTTGGTCTGAATTTTTCTTTTAACGTTGTACTGCTGAGCAGTCACCATGTCCACAGTGTATTGAGGTAAGTCCACTGCTTTTACCAACATATTCAATTCACGTTGATGATTGCTTAATGGTGGATCAGTAATTTTTGCATTTGGATTTATGTTGAATACCACATGATATAAAAATTTTTGTTTGGGTGCTAATCTAAAACTGTCATCAACATACAATCTTGAGGCATGGGCAAAATCTGCCAAATTACCTTTTGGATTCAAGGTACCTTTGAACACATTATCTAAAAAACCTTTGAGTAAGTTTGCCATATATTGTATTTATGTGTGGGAAAAATGTGATGTTTTAAAAATAAAAAAGGGGCCGAAGCCCCCTTTAAATTTATAAATGCTAACGAAAATTACTGACCGCCGCCTGTAATTAACGTATTGATGGTTCTGCCTACAGCAGTACCAACTCCTGTACCTTGTGGAGTTTGGATAGCATTGTCGTATCTTAATGCTAACGTTACAGTAACTGGTTCACTTGTTTGATATGCTAACTGATTGTAGTTTGCGTTTTCAATGTAGCAACCGTACAGTTCAAATGTTTCTAAAACATTTACTTGGTTGGCACCATTTGCACCGTCTGTAATTTCAATTCTTGTTACGAATTTGTAGTCTGCACCTGAAGCCGCCGCACTCATTTCAAAGAAGTCGAATTGTTTCTGTAATTGTTCGCCAACAAGTTTTTGAACATTGTTAGAAACATCTTCTCTTAATGTAAGTGTTACAGTTTCCCAAGTGTGTTTACCTGCTAGATATACTTTAGAGTTGTAAACATCAATTGTTGTGGTTTCGAAGTTAAGTTAGGTCTTGTTACATCTACAACTTGTTTTGTAAGTTCAGTAGTCGGTGTAGATACACCAAAGTTTTCTAGTGTAACTCTAAAACGATACTGTAACTTTGGCATTAACAGACCTTGATTAGAAGCAGATTGGTTACTGTCTAAAGGTACTGTAATTTTTGATAGTGTAGATATACTCATTTGTTTCTCCTATAATATTTATCTTATTATAATCCTGCTATTTCACCAGTGTTTTTCAATCTTAATGGTACGTAGATGAACTCAACTGCTTTGACTGGCTCAATCGCAATGTCTAAGTACAACTCGTTTCTATCAATTCTAGTAGGTGTGTTGTTGGATTCGTCACACACAACTAGGAAGTCATAGATTGCTCTATTACCAACTAATTCAAGTAATAAACTTTCTGCTTGAGCCTTGATCTCATCTCTTGTGATTTTATCATTTGGTTCAAACACATAAGGTCTTGCCAATTTGTTCAATTGACTTCTTAAGTAAATTACTAATCTAGCAACATTGATTCTGTCTAGTGCAGAACTTCCAGCAAATCTAGTTTTTTGTCCGTAGTTGACTAAACCAGCACCTGTTATGAAAGTGATTGGGTTAACATTGTTTGCGTACAATGTGTCTCTTTGACCTTCATTCAATGCTGATGGAACAAATTCGCCTTCGCTGTTGATATAACCAGTTGAACTAGCATTTGTGATTCCGCCTCTTCTTGTGCCTGCTGGAGCAAACCAAGGGAAAGAAACTTGATCACTTAACGCAATTGTTCTTAACATCATGTGTGATGCTGGTACAACCACATTGTTACCGAAGTTGTCACTTGTGAATCCTGATGGATAAAATACACCCAAGTATTCATCTGTTGAAACTAAACCGTTGTCATTGTCTTCAACTGCTAGGTTTACATTGGTTGCCCAATTTTGTAAACTTGTAGCATCTGGGGTTAATCTCATTGGAGAGTCACCAACGATAAACGCTGATAAGCCTCTGTCATTGTTAAGTGAAATCATTTCACCGATCAATTCTGGATAACCTGGAGTTGCCATTAAATTAAACAATCTAGATTCGTCATCTCTAATCTCTTGATTAGAATTCAACATTGCTTGTAAAGATTGTACAATAACTTTACGTTGTGCTTTTCTTCCAAATGATCCTGAACCATCTGGTTGATTAGCAGACTCTGTTGTCCATCTGTGAGGATAGTAGTTTGTCATTACTGTGTCAGCATCAGAACCTCTAGTGTTTTTTGCTGTCAAGTCCACATAGTTTCTTTGGAATTTTTTCACATTGAAACCAGAACGTCTTGTGTTCCATAACAACATACCTGCTGGGTAAAGTGCTGGATCTGGAGCATCAGTGTCTAAATAATCGCTTGATAATAACTCAGCGATTGTTGCCGCTTTTGAGTTAGCACCTGCTGTACTCCATCTTGCGTCAGCAAACAATATTCCGTTTTCTGTTG